TCACTCTGCCAGATGGCGCAATGCCATCTGGTATCACTTAAAGGTATTAAAAACAACTTTTTGTCTTTTTACCTTCCCGTTTCGCTCAAGTTAGTATAAAAAAGCTGAACGCGAAACAGCAAAAGCCAATAATATCAATGTGTTAAAATACATTTAGTCTAAAAAATAGACTGCATGATACTACAAAACACAACATATCCAGTCACTATGAATCAACCACTTAGATGGTATTAGTGACCTGTAACAGAGCATTAGCGCAAGGTGATTTTTTGTCTTCTTGCGCTAATTTTTTGTCAATGCACTGGGTTAGTTGAATTTACAACCATGCTCAGTATCTCGATAAGCGCAGGTAGATGATGCAGTGGTGGGCTGATTACATCGATGGTCGTGCAGGAGTGTAAGCCATTACGCGAATTCTTCCACGATCGCCATGCCAGTAGCACCATCACCACCGGTAAATGCCGTACCGGTAAACCCAAGGTCATACGCGCCACCACCACCGGATCCGGGAGCTGCGCCAGCAATACCGGCCTGAGAACCCGCCCGACCACCGCCGCCAAAATACGACGCCCCGCCGTTGCCCGTCAGAAGGCTTGAGCCTGTCTGTCCATCTGAGCCGGTACCACCGTTGATCCTGATATCTCCGGTCGCCGCCGTACCTCCGGCGCCGCCGGCGGTATTGGACACGCCTGACTTCACGCCGCCTTTCCCGCCAGGAGCTGAGAACAGGCTGGCAAACGAGGTAGCACCACCATCCGCACCACTTACTGCGCCAACTCCGCCCTTACCACCCTTTCCGACAGTAATCGCGTAAGAACTGGCAGCAGACAGGTCAACCCATACGATAATGGTCGCGCCCGCGCCGCCGCCAGCACCGGAGAAGGTTTCTGTATTGTTGGAGGCCTGGCAGCCGCCACCGCCGCCACCGGCACCGGTCAACGTTACTTTTGCATAACGGGCCAGAGGAGATCGCGTATAGGTTCCGTTTGCATAGAAAGCTTTTGGAGCGCCAAGTGAACGCCCGACAAAACCAGAGGAATCAGATATTCCGAGGTTATAACGGGCTTCATTTATCGCATCCTCACCGGCATCTTTAATTTCTGACAGGTTATTGCTGATCTGCAGGAACGACAACAATGATCCGGCGGTCATTAAATTCGCGACAATGTCATTCGTTGACCATACGCGTGCCGTAGTTCCTTCCTGACCACGAATTACTGTCATCACGTCACCGGATACAGACGTGACGTGCATAATTTCAGAAATTGTTTTCGTGGCCGCGTCGGTTATCGTTAATTTGAAATAACTCTGCCCAGATACAGGGGACGGGAATAAAGACCCCGCTCCAGTACCCACGGTAATAACGGTAGCGGACGCGCTAATACCAGCAGCGAGAACACTCTTTGCGTTATTATTGGCTAATAGCTTCAGCGCCATATATACCCCAGTTAAATAATAGAATTATCGGAACGAACATCGCAGATAGTAAACGTCACGACGCCGATGACAGTAACATCGTCCAGGGCTTCGCCCTCGATCGCTTCACCATCTTCAGTAATCAGTGACTTTCCTCTCAGCGTGGCAAGCTCCGTCCCGCCGCCGTGCTGTATAAGTAGTTGGCTACCCTGCTTTGGCTTCAGGGAGATATCCAGTACAACGTAACCACCAGATCGCTCGAAAACTAGCGTGTTTGGGCCGACATTGCAGATCGAGTTAACAGACAACCTTTGCTCAACGTAGTCCGTCGCTGGTGAAGGGAATCCCATTAGATCACCCTCCCCATGTTGGCCATCATCCACAAACGGTTTTCGCTATGGTCGGTGGTTTTGTCGACAAAGTACGTCTGCTCTCTAGATATCCACGCATTAGCCTCTGCGTCGGTAAAGTGCAGCCCAAGCCGGCGCAGCGCTGACACAAAATCCTTTGTGTGCAGGTACTGGTAGCCTTTGGAGTTGCGCAATACCGACTCGCGGAAAGCCGCGGCGATGTCTGACTGTCGAAGCATGATCTGCCCTCCGATAAATACTGTTTTTATATACAGTAGTTTTAAGTGAGCGGCAGATCAATGCTGGTTGTGGCTATCAATCCCTGCGTCAGTAGCAAACTATTGTTTTAGCTATAGCGCCCATTAACCAGGTTGATGTCATCTGAAAGAATCTCTAAGGCATTTTTACTTGTTAGCGTCAGGTCATCTAGTCGACAGCGATACACTCCACCATTCACCGAGAGTGATGTCGTTGTTATTTCAGCATCCCCCAGCCGCGCCAGAGTAATTGCTGCCGGATAAGCAACAATCGCTGAGAATGAGCTCTCATACTTCAGTACGCTATCAAGGTAGAGGCGCGATTTCTGCATTGTCCCATCAGAAGAAACTACGCGCTCAACAGCAACCTGGTGGACATTCCCATCAAAAAGCCCTGACAGGAATGAGTACGCATTAATCACCTCTCCGTGGTTAATCACCTGCAATGCGCTCGCGGCAGTTGTTGAAGAGAATGTCGGGCGCAGCCAAAACAGCGTGTTCGCTGCGTTACTGGGTGTGCCATTTGTCAGAGCCACCAGGAATGAGTTGGAAGTAGCAGCAGCAGCACCTGTTACTTTCAGCCAGAACGTATACAGATAATTTGTCATCCCTGATGTGGCAATCATTGATGCCGGGAGATTAATTCCCTGCGCATGAACTGAGTTCAGTTCGTACCCATTACCAGCTGCTGTCAGATCAGAGTTAGCTGTCGCGTTGTCGTCGACATAGCACATGTTTTTGATTTGCGCACCAGCAACGAGGTCTGCCCCAGCGCCAGACCATGTGTTATGGAATGAAATTAACCCCTTCGTCCCACTATTAATCGAGCCATCACGATAAAGAATATCGCCAGTTGCGACAATTACACCATTTCGTTTCTCAAACGGACCCATTTTACACCCACCCTAATAATTGAAATTTCTGGTAAATAAATTCAGCGTTTACGTCCGCGCCAGCCTGCAATGCATATTCAGGGGCGTTAGATGTTTCTTTCGATTGGCTAGGATGCAGTCCGTCATACTTCAATGAAGTTGGAGGGATATCATTTCCAAAGTCAGAAACGTCCTGAGAATATGCTGGATTATAGTTGTTTACGAAGTTTTCCCTCATATCAACACTATCAATTTCGCACCATAACTCAGGGTATTTCTTTTTAATCATGCTGTTTGATAACATGACGTTTGCATAACCTGCTGATCCACGGGGCTCAACACTGCTGTTAAAATCAGGCAGGATAATAACCTTCTGCCCAAGAGATTTAAGGTATTCAACTACACCAATAGTGTCGCTGAGAACCTGCATTGACTGGCTAATATTATTCCTTCCCATCCAGAAAATATTTATACATTCAGGGTGAAGAGGGAAAGATGTTCCTGCCGGAATTCCTCCGGTAATAGCACCAGTGGTCACCGGATCGCAAATGAATGGCACGGCAACAGGCACGTTAACCGCATCACCAGATGCATCACGGGTGAATGTGGCATTGGTTCCATCCCATGAAAAATTGCCTGGAATGCCAGCCAGAGAACCGTGGAACGGCGTCGATGCTGCGGCGTTGGCAAAATAACTCAGTGGCCCCGGGTTTGCCGGAGAAAGAGTTACCGAACCGCTGGCAGGAATGCTGCCGCCAACTGGAACGTAATACGCTCTGCGCCCACCCTGAGCAGCAGCTGTGCCAACGCTTGTGCGTGAGCTTTTGCCAAAGTTATAGGCCGTGTAGCCGGTTAGCTCCTGCAGGCGTGTCAGCATACGGGGGTTATCAACCATTGAATGGCCCCACCCGCAAATGATCGGCCTGGCCATTACAGAGTGCTCAGTCAGATCATTGATATAGCAATAATACTGCCCACCCGGTGCGCGATTAGTCTCCCTGTCCGATTGCCAGATAACCTTATCATCATCAACGCGTGGCAAGGTTTCATTACTGGATGTATTGGTTACACGAACCTGCTGACCTGTATCCCGATCAAACAGGAAAACCTGCTCATAGCCTCCTTTCTCTTCGCTAAATGCAATGTAATCAGGCTGACCTGAATTTGTCAGGTCCGATGATTTCAGCGACTCGATAACAACCAGGTTTTCAGATGTGGATGCCGAAATGTATCCACTATCTGCATACTCATCAGGTGAGAGAAACGTTACTGACTCTGGAAGAGGTGATAATGCGTCAGTAACACCCTTTATCTCTGTAAAATCGCTTCCTTCAATTACAGCGTCATCAACGACAATTTTGCTAAAATAAATGGTGGTGCCTTTAATGCCAACAATAATTCTATTGTTTTCAGAAAAAGTTGCTGAGTCATACCCTGAATCCGAAAATTCAGATATATCGACAAAAGTCGAAGCCTGTAAAAAAGGAACGATTCCAAGAAGGCTTTGCCCAGAAATCAAAATATCATTTCCTGAAAGGATTTCAGCAGAAAATTCATCTGCGCTGATTTCCCCTGTTTTGATTTTTTGGAAGAACCACTCAACACCTTTCCTGGATAGTAATATTTTTTTATTTTCATCTAGTATAGCCTCTTCCACCCCAGAATCTTTATATTCATCAGAAGAAAAGAATTCTGATGCCTGTGTTATATTTAACAAAGGGGAGTAAGGAGCAATTGATTCATCTACATACTTCTTAGATGGAATTTTCAGACCAGTGGGTTCAAGAGTGCCACTATTGTTAATTACTTCAATAGCCAGTGCGCTGTCATCCGGGCTACGGTAAAATGCAGTAGCACCAGACAGAATATTGCCAGCATCGGCGTCGGCCTGTGCCGCCTCCAGCGTCGAAAATTCGCGGATGGTATTAGTTATAGACCCCTGTCCAGGGTACTCAGCAACCTCTTGTGCTACGCCTGAGTTATTTTTGTAATAACGGAAAGCAAGGACATTTCCTGTCCCCTGGGGAACGCGGAAGTATTGCCCGCTCGTCGTCGCTGCAAGGCCAGCCGCCGTATCAGCAAAGGTTGATTTATTGTCACCAAACTCCGACGCGCTAAGTGCATATCCCTGTGCCTCTTCCGCTGAATCAGATGCCTGTTTTGCAAAATCAGCAATCACATTCAGCGTGTCAGCGGTCATCATGTTGGCAACCATGTCGTTGGCCGCCCACGCACGCGCCAGCGTTCCTTCTTGCGCACGTTCAATCGTGAAGATGTCCCCAGCCTTGGCTGTCACGTTCACGATCTCAACCTGTGAGCCGGTGGCGGCATCGGTGAGAGTGAGCTTAAAATAGCTCTCGCCTGCCACAGCATCAGGGAACTCGGCACCAGTTCCTGCGCTAACGATCAGCGACGTGTCGGTTGCGCTGATAGCAGAAGCCAGCGTGCTTTCTGCGTTGTTTGTAGCCAAAAGGGTTAGTGCCATGTATCCTCCGGGATTAGGCAATAAAAAAACCGCAAGCGCGGCCTTTTAAATGGTGAATATTATGAATAATGCTTCTATTGCTATTTTAAAAATACTTTTAGGAACGCTATCTACTTTATTAATACTCCTTTCTTGCGCCTTGCTTACTATTTTATTTGGATTTCTTTTTCAGCAAGGAATGCCGCCAATAGATATGATAAAAATGTCATCCATTTTGTTTTTATCAATAGTTGTGCTGCATATAATTTGTCAGTGCGTTAAATCTCATTTGTATATAACAATAGATAATCGAGATAAAAACCTAGTCAAATATCTCAACCGTGACTGACTGGTAAAACGGCATGTGCAGCAGGCCGCTATCCATGGCCTGCTTGAAGAAAATGGCGAACTCGAAATCCTCGGTGATCACAAAAGCCGTATCCTTCTGGTTGTACTTCCTGGAGTTATAGGCCGATGCGTTATAGATAGCGCTCCGTGTGAACTGCCTCCGCCCCTTATAGATGGAAATCACGATACCGCCATCCACAAACTGGATCGATATACTCCACCGCTGGTCGTTGAGGATGTCTGTGCCATTCACTCCCAACAGGAACCGCAGAATCCGCCGCTTTATCCATGGGATAGAGAAATAGAAGCCGTCACCTTTGTAAAAATTCCAGGTCATGATCCGCTTAAAAAGGTCATCGGAGACAACAACCTGGTTAGACTGGTCAATCACCCGGTACTCATTGAATGCCAGTTGGTTAAATTCGAAAGTGTTATATGGGCCTATCTCCTGCTGTTCGCTGCTGGAAATCACCGGCGGCAACACGCCATAAATGCCATGGGCAATCCATCGGAGCTGATCTCCGGTGTTGTAGTCACCGATGAAAATCGGCAGGTTGGCATTAACCATCCAGTCATAAATGCCCTGCGCCATCGAGTTATACGCAGTAAAAAACGCCCGCAGATTGTCATCGTCGTTGTATTGCGTATACATATACGACCGGATGATATCGTCCAGCATGCTACGCCCCTGTTACGATCACGCCATCCGACGCGATATAAAAATAACTGAACTTATCGCCGCTGATGATATTCGTCCCGGCATCCGGTGGCGTTATCACACCATTGACGGTGACCACGACGTTTAGAGTGCTGATCAGCCCCATGTCGATTGTCGAGTTAATCGCCTGCAAGAATGCGTCTTTCAGGTTGTTAACGTTCAGCGGTTTCCCGGCGAATATGCCATTCACATACTGAATCGTAGGCGCCGAGACCAGAGAGGCGACCGTGGCATCAGTCAGGTAGTTAACACTTTCGGTCCCCCACTGATACGTCACTGTGACCCGCTGCAGCAATGGTGTCACGAACGGGATCACGTAGTTATCAGGCCAGTCATTCACCGTCACGGTATTGTTTCTGACGTTCGGCGTCACCTCGCCGCCGCCTCCCCAGGTCCCGGATGAAGTGGTGTCAATTCCGATGGAAAAAGTGTGAGGAGACAGTACCGTCACGGTCAGAGGAACGTCATTAATGCCTGTCATCCCGGTAACGCCAGTGATCCGGATAACCTGGCCATCAGTGTAACCATGAGTCAGGTCTGTGCTGACGACGCCAGGATTTGCATTCGTGATCCCAGTTACATTCAGTGAACACCCTTTCAGCCGGCTGATATCCCCCGCAGACTTATAGAGCGCGCCAGCAATATCGTAAATATCACCGCCGGCGCACATGACTATCCACTTATCCCCGTCCTGAATGACAGAAACCAGGCGCGCCTGCACGTTATCAAGGCTGGTGAGATATTGCCGGATAAATCCAGGATATCCCTGAACGGTAGCCATCTGCGCCTGCCATACGCGATCACGAAACTGATAGTTCGTTTCCGGATCAGCACCCGGAGTGCCGGCGATCGGGTTGGTGCAGGTGATGGTGACGTCAGACGGTAGACTGGATATGATCTGGTTAACCGTATTTACTGGCACCGCCCAGGTCCCGGTCTCCGTTCCCTCGCATGATACGCTGGCAGACACTCCAGACGACGAGATAATCGTCGCATCACTGACTGAATAGGTATAGGTCCCATCAGAAACAATAAACCCCTGTGGGATAACAAATCCCGCCGGGCCGGAAAACTGAACCGGTACTGTTGTTGTGCCAGCCGTTTTCTGCCCAGGGATACCAGCCTGCTGTGCAAGAAGCTCCAGCATGGCCAGGTTAGCCTTTAGCGGCCCCACCGAGTTAATCAGGTCAACCCTCGCCTGATCGCAGACGATAAGTGCGCCGACATCAGTGCTGGCCACGTCTTCAATCAGAGAGCCAGGCAAATCAGTTGTGAGTCCCGGAGATAGCGCAATGGCCTGGGAAACGAGCTGTGCTCGTAGCTCTTCCGCCGTCAGAGGAACCGGGCCCGCTGACGTATAGCTGACTGGTAAATCGCTCATACGGCCACCTGTGTAATTATTTTTGAACCTGCGTTTGTGATTGCCGAGATGTTATAAACAGGCGGGTCGTCGCTGATCAGTGCAATCTGCAGCGAGGGAAAATACTGGCTGAACTGTTTTTGAATACGGTTTACGTAATACGTAGGCAGGATTTGCTGGATCACCGACCCGGCGGCCGGTATTCCGTTGTTCGCATAAAAGGGCGACTCCTGCGGTGCCAGTTTCAGATTCTGGATCAGGGTGGTCAAATACACCGAGTCATTAAACCCATATTCGTCGGTTTCCACCAGGACCCACTTCCCCTCAGAGTTTCGGCCATAGGTTCTCACTCGGTGATACTCCCGTTAAACGTTGAAGTCGGCCCCCCGGTATCATTTCCATCGTTGCCGTTTGAATGCTCATGGCTGTTAAGCCAGGCCAGAAGCGACTGCCACCCGGCGTGCATGATTGCCGGGCTGGTGCTGGCCACTGAATCCTGCAGGTGACCTGCATCTCCTGAAAGGCTCCATTTGCTACCTGTCAGTGAAAAAACTGTCCCGCCAACAGTTACAGTGAAGCTGTCAGGTGTGGAAATGGCGATGCTGTCAGGCTTCAGGAGAAACGTCGTGTTGCTGCCGCTGTCGCGCAGCGTTACACCATCCGGGCCGTATACCGTCACCACCTGCCCGTCGACACCCTGCCACTCGGTATTACTGATCGGCAAGAAAACAAGGGCGCTTAAGTTTGCTGGCGGAGTCATATCCGCAATGCCGCCTCCCTGACCGCTAACCCCGCCAATGTAAGTATCTGCGGGGATAACAATCCCCTTGTCCCCCGGCTGCATAGGGTAACGAATATATTGAGGGCCGAATAAGGGGATAGTCACTTGCGGCAAAACATATGGGATATCCCTTAGCTCAAAGGAGACGGTGATCATATTCCCTGTTTGCTTGACCACGCTCGCCGGAAGAACTTTCCCTGATTTTTGAAGCGCATTTTCAATCTTTCTTTCAGTAAACCTGTTCATGCTTGAGGCAAAATTAAGCTTGTTGTCGATGCTCATGCACTACCTGCCTTAATGAAAGGGGAAGCCTCAATAATTGTTACCCATGCCTCTGCCGTTGGTTGCCTGCTATTCCCTAACAGGCGAACGGAGTTCACAATAAAGTCGCCAGTAAAGGCAGAGTCTTCTCGATACTGAGAGTACGAAGAGGCCTGTATCAACGGAGTGCTTTTTTTAGGCATCAGGATGTGATCGCCAACCTGAATATCACCGCGCATTACGCACGCCATGCTGATTGTGTTAAATGCCACCCATGTCGGCTGCCCTATCAAATCCTTGAAATCTATTTGGGTTGGGCTGTTGCTTCTGGCTACGGCGCTGGAAACAGAAGTCTTATCCGGGTGGTTATCATAATCGTTATCCCATACCCGGATCTCATTACCATTCACTATTGCGATCTCTACACCAGAGTACCCGCTATCGCGAATTCTGGAACGTGAAAAAGCATTAAGGTCCTTGGCCAGGGTGACAATGTCATCACAAAACAGCCCCCGGTAATGATTAAGGATTAGCCGGTCGCTTATGTTGATATTGTACGTATACCCTCTGATGTTCATAAAACACTGCGTGAGGGCTACAGAAAGCTTCTGCCCCTCCTTCCAGTCAAAGGTTAAAGGAAGGGGTACGGGTTTGTTATTTGGCACGTTCTGGACAGGACCAACCACGATTATGAAGTCAAGTCGTAACTCAATACCCTGCCAGTTACCAAATACCTGATTTATCACGCCATCCAATACCAGTTTTGGTGCGGTAACCTTGCCAGCCAATGGCAGCCCGTCTTTCATCCCAAGGAATATTTTAATTTTTTTGCCAAAAAAATTCTGGCGAGCCTGCTGCATTTCTTTTGGGCCAATACCCCAGATGGTCAGGTGAGTTTCGCCCTGGGGAGTCGATTCACCGTACCTGAGGATATCAAACTCAATCATCAGGGCGCCGGGGTTGTAAACTCCGTTCTTATGGCTACTGTATTTTATCGTTCTTTCCGGAGAGGCACCTTCAGCAGGAATAGTTATCTCAATATCATAATATCTCATGAACTGTTTACCTCAATCAGTCCATTCTGTTCGCGCCAGTACATGGAGGACGAATTAAACACTCCGGAGATAATATTTATTCCACCGTTAAGCTCGGAGCCAACGAGCGGGGTATTTAGAATGGTATTCCCAGAGCCATCTGTAATGAGGACATACCACCTCAGCCCGGCAATGTTCCATTTAACCTGGCAGTTATAGACGGTGCCATCAAGGATCGGTGTAAATGTCATGCTTTGACGATCATTGCCGGTAAACGGATAATTCTGGGTTGTCATGGCCCTACCCCCAACTTACCCAATAGGCCGGTTATTGCTTCCGATACAGAGCTCCCGAGAGGCGTGTTGCCAAGAGCATTGGCGGTATTAGTCCAGGATGGGTCGGTTACCATATCCCCGGCGCCAATCTTGTTTAAAAAATTGTTCACGGCCTGCTCTGCACCATTATCGGTTATCAGTGGCTGCTCGAAATCCCATATCCATGAACGCTGTGGTAATGGATCGTTACCAGAGGTAATGTCCCTCACTACACGCAAAATGCAGTTGCTATAGATAACGGATGGGGTGGCGACGATAAACGTGCCGCCTAAGTTAGAATGCGCCTGAAGGACAGACTGCAAAGCACTCATAGTGACTAGCTTTGTCATCGCCCCGGTGTTTTCATTGACCGGGGCCTCCATTACCAACGAAACGCGCAAAGGCTGAGCAAGCAAGGCGTTCGCAGCTACTACCTGGTTGGCGAAAGGGTATCTGGCAATTTCATAATCAACCATTGTGGCGCCCTGAACCGGGCGCCAGTGGCAGAAATATTTATCCAGATCGGTTAGGTTTATGGCTCCTCCAAGCAGCCCCGTAACAAAGCTCGCGCTCTGCGTCAAAGCGACGATCGGGAGCATTCCTCCAGGAATGGCCTGCGCTATCCCTCCGCAAAGTATTACTGGGGATATTTCAAAACCCAGCTTATACATTTCACGTGTGAATCCCATTACCTCGCCCCCAATTGCGCTGAAGTTACCACTGCATTCCCACCGGTATTGTTATAGATCTGAATGACTGTGCTCTCAGAAACTCTGCTACCAGCCCCTTCTTTTTGAGATATAGCAGAAATGAGTTTCGCGATAACCTGAGGATCATTGAGATTCAGTTTCTGATTCTCATTAAATCCAGTAGTTTTAACCACATGCCGAATATACTCAGCGGTATTATTTTCCTTAGGAGGAGCCCATTTTCTTGCAATATCTCCTACCGTATTTATTCCTTTAGCGCCATACATTTGAAGTTGCTTTGTCGCCGCCAGTACGCCTTCATCCAGCGTTGGGAAGACGGCAAATTTACCGCTTCTCGTATTCTCGCTGCTATATCCTTCAGCCCACCGCAGATTTCCCGGATTATTAAATCGATCTGCAATAGTCCTGTTTCTGTCGGAAGTATTTGCAGGTGTGGGATCAACAGCTTTAACGGTTCCATCTTCAAAGAAGCGCCTAACACCCTTGAGCCAGCCCCATACATGCGGGTCATCATTGCTTCCAGGAGTATAGGATTTTCCCGTTTTCGGATCGATGATGGTGCTTGGGCTCAACATCGTTGACCCGGATGATATATCCGCAGTAGAGATACTCGCTTTCCCTGTTACCCAATCAATAACCTTGCCAATTAGATTTCCCATTTTCTCTACTTTGTCCATAAAGTTGCTTACATCTGTGGAAAATTCAGGAGAAGCGAGGTAATTACCGAATCGCTCAATGCCGCCGGCCAGCGCATCAATCCACTTGCCGAGTTCGGGTGATTTCAGAACGGTATCGATCGCGCCTGACAGCGCATCAGACAGCTTGCTCAGTTGCGGCGTGAGTGGCCCAAGGCCGCGCACAAACGTGTTCCTGATGCTCTGGCTGCTGTAGTCGAGTTGGACGTTAAAATCCTGCCACTGGCGCGCCTGCTGGTCGGTAATTTGCAACATACGCGCATCCTGCTGCGCGCGCTTCTCCATGGCGGTGATCTCTTCATCGCTCATGTTTTTGAAGCGGTTCAGGTCGTCCAGTGTAAAGAAGTTTGTCAGGCCGTGCGCCTGTGCGCCCTGCAGCGTGCTGCCGTTCTGCACGAAGATATCGCGCGCATTACGGATCATCTGCGGGAGCAGTTTGGCCGGGTCCTGGTCGGGGTTGTTAATCCCCATCGCCTGAAACGTCCAGCGCTTCGACAGGTCCATTTGCGAATCGCGGATAGCGCCCAGCGTACCCGCCGGATTACCCAGCGCTTTCTGGTAGTTTATGGCGGTGGAATCAAGTGCGCCGATGCTCGTCCCGAGCCCGAGAGAGGTAAACCGCTGGGCGCCGGTGGTGGCCGCCAGCCGGTTGATGCCAAACAGGCCGCCAACGCCCAGGACGCCGGTAAATATCCCGACAATACCACCCCAGGACAGAAGGCTGGCCGTCGCTTCCTTGATATGCCCTGCCAGCGATTTAGCGTCTTTCGTCGCATCGCTGAGGAAGCCCTTCGCAGATCGGGTGCTTTTGTTGAATTCGTCCTGCTTTTTCTTCGAGTCTTCCAGGTTGGTATTGAGCCGATCGATACCGCTGTTGATGGTCAGAATGGCCTCGGCCACGGCATTAAACTCCGCGCCTAACTCCTTCGCCTCACCTTTGGCCTTTTCGGTCTGCTTGCTGCTTTCTCCAATACCAACGGCAGCTACCCGCCATGCTTCCGGTAAATCATCCAGCGCGCTCTGGTACTCGCGAAACCTTTCCATAAACGCGACAAACTTGTCGTCATTTACGTCAATGTCAACGATCGACTTAGCTACCATTGAAGAAACCTCTTTCTTTGAGCGCGGCGAGAAGGTAGCGCTGCCGGTACTGCGCCGGGCTGGCATACTCCTCGCCGGTGATCTCCCTTATCACCTGCCAGAAGCCCTCATTAGACGCCCAGTCTAAGAGGGTATAAATGATGTTTCCGGCTGGGCATTCTGGGTCTGGGTATCGGTAACCGGCTTCGACGTCTGCAACGAATCGCGGAACGCCGTAACGCTCGATGAGGTTAGTTGCCCATCGTACATTTTGATCACCGTTCCCACGGTCGGTGCGATCAGGTTTGCCTTCTGAATAGCAGAGGAAACCATAAAAAAAACCACTTCGCCTTCGATCTCACGATACTCATCAGGGTCGATAATCCCCTGATTAAATGCCACCTCAAGGGGTGTGGTTTTCCACTGGCCGCCGACGTTATGGATAACGACCGTCAGTCGCTGAATTTCATCTACGATGTTCGGGCCTGCCCGACCGTTATCGATTTCCGCTTTCAGGCTCTGCCTCAGCATCATCGCGGCGATTCTGGCGGCGCCAAGACCACCCACCTGCGAGATGAATTTTGTGAACAGGTTCCCCAGCAGGATGCAGTGTTCTTCCACCACCTCATAGGGGAATGGCGTCACATGCAGGTAAACGATCGAGCCGTCATCGCGGGTAACGCTGGTGACCAGATTCAGTTTCTTGTCGATTTTCATGCATTACACCCACATGTTGTCGTTAGTGACCATGTAGCCGCTGATGGTTACCACAAAAGCCGGGTCCATCCCGCTGAAAGCCAGCTCGTTGAAGTTGACCAGGTAGCAGTTGAGCAGCGTGATATTGCCGAACGTCGTTGCATCCGGCGTCACCACGATTTCACCCAGCGACGTGTCGGTTAAAAAGCGCTGCCGGTAGCTTTCGCCCAGCCCCTGAGTTTTCAGAAGATGCACGGTCAGCGTTACCTGCTGATACGGTGCCTGGCTGCCGACGGTGCCGGTCATCGTAGGGATGATGTCGGTTGCCGGGCCGTCAGGACGCAGGCTAATGCCGTCCTTTGCCAGGTACGACGCCGAAACGTTCAGCGCCGGTGTATCCGTGACGGAAAGAGCCCCGCGTACGCGGTTAAGAAAGCCCTGCGGTACTAATGGGTTCGCCATTTTTTACGCCCCTACAAAGTTCGTTACGTTCACGTTAAACGTGATGGATTCGAAGCCGCGGCGCGGCGTCATGACTGCGCTCAGCCCGTTGTATTTTCCTTCCTGATAATCGGAGGGGTTCAGGCTGTTGTAGTTACTGAACGGAACGGCGTTGATCACGGCGTTGCCGGCGTAAGTGCCTTTGTCATACTCGGTGTTGAAATCTTCCTGCGTCAGTTGCGTGTCAATGACGCGACCGAGGATCAGCCCGTAGCTGATGCCATTACGCAAGGTTTTCAGAGCGCGACGCTGTAGGCGGTCAATGCCCTTCTGCTCGTAGTACAGCGGGTTAACGGTCGTGTTGGAGCCGTTGATGATTTCATTCGCCAGGTCGAGCTCAAGGTTGATCGCCGTCCACGCCACCGAATACCAGTAGTTGAACGGGTTACCGTCGAGCATGCGGCCGGTGAACAGCACTTTGTTACTGAGACCACCTTCGGCGCCGGTACCGATGTAGTTGATGTTGCTGTCCTGAAGCGATTTCAGCAGTGCGCTGTTGCCTTCCAGCGGATACTCAGTCAGGCCGTACATAAAGCGGTACGACATCGGCGGCACCATGTTGCTCGACCCCGGGTCGTTTGCCAGGGATGACTGGAACGGGCCGGCCATGGAAAACTCGCTAGCCGGAATATCCGGAGCCTCGACGCCAGCAAAGACAGTTTTGTTTTTCGTCGCTGTCCACGCTTCATAGGTCGCGATCGTTGTGGTGACAAAGAAGTAAACCAGACTTCCCGGCGAAGTATAGAGGCTGGTCAGGGTTTTAAATTCATCGACCGAATCCCATTCGCGCGGCACCAGATAGGAGAAAAACTTCTGGTAGGTGTTACCCAGGGAGACGTCTTCAGCAATGAAGGTTGTCAGCGCTGCGACAGCTGCCTCCATGGACACATCGCCCAGTTCCAGCACATAAACTGCCCGCGTTTTCCCCTGGGCCCAGAACGAGGTATTCATCTGGGAAATTTCGGTCTGTACTACCGTTTTTACCGTACCCATTGCCGTTGCGCTGCCGGGGTTGGCCGTCAGCGGATAGGTGAAGGTGTTGGCACCTGTCACCGTAGCGGTATAGGCGCCATTGTACCCCGCCGGAGTCGCGCCGGAGATGATCACCGGGACCTGTGAACCGTTAGTCCATCCGTGAGCGGCAGCCAGCGTGACCGTTACCACGCCAGTATCCCAGGCGAGCGTCGAGATGGTTTTCGCCGGTGCGAGAATGTCGGCCAGGTCGGTTTCACTGGTCAGCAGCTGATATTCACCGGCATTCAGCGTCGTGCCGCCCATAGAAATCATCGCCCCGGACTTTAACAACTGCGAGGGCTTCGGCGGATTCGTCACCGACACGTTAATATTAACAATTGCCATTTACTTATTTCTCCGGGTCAATGGACGGAATTGCAGACGTGATCAGCTGGCGCGCTAAGTTACGCATCCGTTGCTGGTAATAATTGATTTTGAATTTGATGGTCTTACGCATGGCGATGATGTTGAGCTCGTTCTGAGTGACTCGCTCATCCTGCACGACGGGAATATTCATGATCCCCATCTCCGGGGCATCTCCGGTCGTATAGTCCTGCACATACCGCACGAAGTCTTCAATGCTGGCGTTACGCAGGCCGGTGACCGAAAGCGTGACATCTTCCGATACCAGCTGATACTGGTTTTGCTTCTCGTCCAGATAGAACGCGCCGGCGATCGGTGACGTGTTACTGCATTTCACTGTCGCATAGGGCGGCGAAAGGTTCTGCGTTGAGAGCATCGCCGGGAACATCGGCATGTACTGATTCAGGGCCAACCAGATCGGCAACGAGCTCGACACCACCACGTCAGAGAGGTCTATGTCATCCGCAGAGTTGATGATCTGCGACCGCATGTGCGGGAAAATTGCCTCTCCGGTGTAGTGGTACAGGTTCGCCGGCTCATTCAGCCCGGTACGCCGGGAGAACGAGAACTGAACGCCAAAAAACTCGCCGATGTACAGCACCTCTGACCCGATGTCGTTAAACGGGTCGATGTCCGCCTGCGCGGTGAACGTCACCGCGTTGCGATCGTACAGTTGCTCGTCGTCCTGAATGGTTTCGGTCGTCAGGTGCAAATAACCTTTCACATCTACCGTATCCGGCTCATTGTTCGGATCGTCTGACAGGACCGAGGCTTTCACCCAGAACACGAATCCATCGAGCGGAAGTACCTTTCTGATGTACTTCGTGAACGTCACCACCTGGAACCGGCTCAGATCATCCAGCCCCTGTGTCAGGGTAGCGTTAAGCTCGGTTTTGGCGTTCTGTAACTCACTCAGGGAAGGCATTCAGCACCCCGCTTACCCAGGCTCGCATAGCTGCCTGATAGGTTCCTGTGTCAATGAACGAAGGGCGTGGCGGCCCCTTTTTGCCTTTAAAGCGCTTCGATATTCCCTCAAGCGCGCGGCGCGTTGGTACGCCAGGGAGGCCGTTCATCTCGGTGTTATCGAGGAAGCCGACAAAGAGATCGTGAACTTTGGACATTGACTCAGAGAGCGGGTCTTTTGCCGGCGGCGCGCCAGCGAACATGTTTTCAAGCGCTGCGGCCAGGTCTTTGCTCATCAGCTCAGCGATGTCGTTCCCGTAGCGGTCAAAGAACGTCTGCATAATCTGATACCTCGCTTCCAGCTCTTCCGCTACGCTCCCCGTCGTGGTGTCCTCGTCCTCGTAGGGGATATCGATAACGCCCAGATGAAAGGTGATCATGTCAGACCCCACAGGCTCCCGAACTGCTGAGCGAACATCAGGTAGCGACGGCCCCACGGGTCCTGGAGCATCTGCAGATCTGCCAGCGACAGGTCTTTGAAGAAATCAGGGACCAGGCGCTGTGCGCTGGTAGAGTTATCCCCGGCTCCCGTGATAACCCCGGCTTTGAAGTCATTCAGCCCATATTGTTTACGGAACTCAGCAAACACAGCCTCTGTCCCGTAATTGATGAGAAACGATGCCCCAAGGTTATAAACCGCGATGCTGTACATGTTAGGCATAACGCACGCGATGTCCGGGTTAACCCATTCAATGGCGCCGCCATAGGCGAGAGAAAAAGACGGCGAGTCGTCGGGAACCTGGTCGGGGGTGATGCCCATATCAGATCGAACGAATTCGATGAATCCCGACAGACTGGTGGTCATTTCTTCTTGCTCCCGGCTTTCGGCGTGACAATTTTTTCGTTGATGGTCGGGTCGTCTGAATGGTCATCGCGCCCCTTGGCCTGCTCTGCGCTGAATTCCATGTCACCTTCGTAGCCGATACCGCTTTCGCGCAGTGTGTTATCCAGCGCGGCGACGGATGCCTGCCGGCGGTTATGAGCCCCGCGGGTCAGATGACCATCGTTATCGCGAATGGTTTTCTCAATAACGCTGGCGGAAACGGGTTTGTTGATGCTGTAGCACAGGCCGACAAATGCCTGGCTCTGGTCGATTTTGGTTGAGTCAACCAGACCGTAAACCTGATGATGCTGAATAACCGCTTCGACTTCTTCGGTCGAGCCATCCAGAACCTGCATCTGTGAGCCGTGCTCAATGGGGATCTGGCGAAGGCGCCCGGTTTCCAGCTGGCGGAAAGTGAAGATGTGGCGCTGCTTGGTAGTGTTGGCGATGTACAGTTTCATTGTTTACCCTTCGTAAAAAAGCCCCTGCACAGCGAACCATGCAGAGGCTTAAGCACTTCTCAATTTCGCGTTTTAGGAGCTGTATGCCATCGACAGGATGGTGATAGCTTCCGGACGGACTGCCCAGCCAGCCGTAGAGCGCATTTCTGACAGCACGTCGATAGCGCCCCCGGGGATTGGCGTCGGGATTTCCATCGGTGCCGCCATGTCGGTGAACATCAGGGCATTAGCCGCCAGAGACGGGCTCAGTTTGGCGAATTCGTTGGTGTTCACGGTGGAGTTAACCATCGGCACTTCCACTTCCGGGATGGTGATAACCACCGCGTCAGTACCGCCGGCACCGGCGCCGATCAGCGTGTCGTCGTACACCCAGTCAACCTGAACATTCGCGCCACGGAGAACCTCTTTCACGGTGCCGCCGACGGTATCAGTACCGCCGCCAGGACGCTGATAAGATGTCAGCTGAACGATCTGCTGAATCTCCATCGCGCCCAGCACTCGCTGCGGCCCGAGGATAACAACACGCTGCTGGCGACCCAGTTGCATGGTGCGGGTCAGCGCGGCCTGTACATGGCCCAGCAGATAGACAGCCATCTGTCCATGGTCGTAGGTCAGCACAGTGGTGTTGCTGTTGCTGTCCGGCGGCAGGGTTTCGGTGGTCGCGCCTGCGGTGTTCAGCAGACCTTCGCCGCCTGCCGGGTTCATGCCGTACAGCAGCGCAGAACGCAACTGCTGGAAGATGCCCTGACGCATGCCGAGACGCTGAGCTTCTGGCAGTGCCACGTTCCAGTTACCGGCCGCCGCGGTGTCGTGGTGATCGTAGATACCACGGCAGCGGAACAGGTAGGTTGGAGTGGAGATCATGCGCGCCTCGAGCGCCACGCTCGGCAGCTGGTTGGCGTTGCCGGACTGGCTGGAGGTTACCTGGGTACGAATATCCAGGCGGCGCATATAAACGTACTGGTCGCCTACGCCAAGGCGGACCTGCGGGTTACCGCTGGCGATGGTTTCGAACGCACCGGACGCCTGCTGGTAACCAATGATCAACTCCGGCGCAATATACGACGGGTTGACGATGGTGTAGCTGGGGGTAATTGCAGCCATTTAAAGCTCCCGATTAAAGTAAGACCAGCGCGCAGCTGTCGGTGTTGTTCCAGGTAAGGAAGCCCGTAGCGCTGTCATAGCTGACAGTTTTAGAGTTCCCGCTCTCGATGGAGATGACTTTCACCGGCAGGGTGATGTCTGCCTGAGCCACAGCGCCGATAGTGCCCTGCGTGGTCGCGGAGCCGCCCGGCGCGCTGGCAGGCGCATAGGTGAAGGTTGTCGTACTCGGTACGGTCAGCACAACGACGGTGCCGTTATAGGCAGCCGGAGCTACGCCGCTGATCTTCACGTACTGGCCTGCAGTCAGACCATGTGCAGAGGCAGTGGTGGCGGTGGCCACGCCGTTCGAGTAGGTAACAGCGGTCGTGTCAATGTCAGCACCGGCAAAAGCCGCCGCGGCTGCGGTGGTCACCTGGTTATTGACGAAGTCCCACGCCAGCGGCGTTTTCACCGATGCGCCAGCGGTTCCCAGTGCGACCACCTGCGCTGACGCTTTCAGCGGAACGCGCATGTTGGAGCCAAGGCGATAGAATGAAACGCTCATGCCGGACGCATACAGCGGAACCGGTGATTGCGGAGTGGTAAGCCCGTTGTGGGCCTGGTTGAAGACGGTGAAGCCTTCGAGCTCAGCCAGTGATACAGCGCGACGAATAGTCGACCCGCGAGGACTGGAGTTCACGCCGGGCAGCAACTCGGCAACCGGCAGGCCACCCCACAGCGGTTTGGTTTCGGTGGTGGCGACAGTGCCGGACGCCAGGTTAAAGCGGTTTGCCGGATCATCCAGAGCAACGCCCTGAATGAAGCCATCAGACTGCACACCGAAGGAACCAGCGGCATTCGTGGTCGCCATCGGGTTAAGAGATAAATTAGCCATGCTTCAGAGCTCCCGTTAAGCCTGGTTGTTAAAACTGGTGACCTGACGCTTGCCAGACTGGAACGGCGCCCAGGTGACGGCGGGATCGCCTTCAAAGGTGCTGATCTGGCGACCGGTAGCATCGGCGCGCTTAATCTCGCGCAGCATACCGGGACCAACTGACAGGCTGGCCGCCTTCTGCGCATCAGCGTAGATATGCTTTTCGGCAGTGCTCAGCAGTTGAGAATCAGCGATGGCAGAGAGATCGACGGCTTTGTAGTCCGGAGAATGCTCCTGCAGTTGAATCATCAGACGGCGGCGATACGCCATCGGTTTTTCACCGGACAGCGGGATCGGGGCGCGTTTGCCAAAGCTGGAGAAGACGCTATCGGCTTTCACCTGCGCTTCTGCAACTTCGTTGCGCTCTTCGTCGCTCAGTTCGGTAGGAATGCGGGAGCGAAGCTCAGCAATTTCCTGGAGGATTTGAGAGTCGGCTTTTTCTTTTGCCATTTTCTCAGCCTCTTCGGCATCCGCCTTTTCTTTGGCTTCAGCATCAGCTTTTTCCTTCGCGGCTTTCTCTTCCGCGTCGGCTTTAGCTTTCGCCTCTTCCGCTTCTTTGTCTTCTGCGTCAGCCTTTTCTTTCTTGGCGGCCTCTTCGGCGTCAGCCTTGGCTTTCGCTTCCTTCTCTTCGTCGGCCTTAGCCAAACGCGCATCGATCGCCTTATTAATCAGCGCTACGATTTTTTCCTCGTCCATCTTTTCAGCCTCTTCAGGAATGGAATCAGATTTAACACCGGTAGGGGCAAGGAGCTTGTCCCACACGCCCTGTTCACAAATTGCAACGTGGTCGAGCAGCTCGGGGGATGGCTCCACCAGTAGAGGCTGACCGTCGACAATGATTGATTGAGCAACCTCTGAGAACTTCACAGTTGGCGAGGTGCTTAATTGCCTTGTTGCCATAATTTCAGCAGCTTCGGCGTCGTACACACGCGCAACGGCCCACACTTCGCCCTTATCGGCAACCCAGGCATTTGTCAGGGTGCCAATAACGCGCTTTGAGAACTCGTCGCTATCAAGTGTTCTTTTTTCGGGGTGAAGCCAGATAAGTGGTACGCCAGCTACCCGCTGGAGAAATTCAGGGGTGAGATAGTCGTCCGGGTTACGGAACGTCATCTCCTGATCTGCAGATCGCCAGGTAACCCCTGTTCCGGTCACCCGGATGGCGAACATCCACATGTTGTAAAAATATTGCGGGCTGCTGAGCGTTCCGTCAGCGATGAGCGCGGCCACGTCGGTTTCGTTGAGCGCCTGCTGCGCCAGCATTTCAGCGAATGGCTGATGAAGCGGCTTTGGCAGATCGTCAATATGGAACCATCCGGCGGCCAGCGATTCGTCGTTTATCTTCGCTTCGAATTGCTCCGGCACGTCGGCGCGGTAGGTCAGATAGTCACCATGTACGCTGTGCGGCGTCAGCGGGCCATCGTACTGATAGCCTGTTTCCTCCAGCACCTCGCGCCGTGCGGCGTCTATGGCTAACTCTCCCGGCTCTATCGTCCCGCCCGGCTGGCACCATGTGCCATCATCCGAGCGCTGAATCAGGAAGACGAACTTCCCCTGACGGAACATTATCCCGCTGCCAAAAATAGCCACGCTTTAATGCTCCTATGCTGCTTTCATGGACTCCAGGAACTTGCGGCCCTTCTGGGTCAGCATGTCCTCGGGAATGCTGCGGAGGTTGTACAGATAGGTGACGTAGCACCGACAGAAAACCTCTTCGCCAGGCTGCGTAATTTCGTCTAGATAGCCGGCAGGGCCAGCTTTGACATAGCCATTTTTCTGCGCCCAGTTCCCGCGGATGAGATAGACCAGCTTGTCACGTTCCTTGTGATCTTCCCGGTAGTCGTACCCTGGCTGGCGCCAGTGGCTATGCCACTCGGCAGCAATCGCGTTGTTGCCCTTCGCGATGATGTTGTCGATATTGGCGATCAGCTTATGGCCCTGGTCAATCATCACGCGGCGCGCTTCATAGTCCACCTTCTCGGCGGCCTTCTGAATGTGCGCCGCCGTCTCCCGCATCGTTCCCTGAATGCCGGTCAGCGCAATGCTGTCTGCTGAGGGAATGCTGCTGGCCCATCCGCTAAACCGCGACAGAGTAGTGTCGATGGCTTTCTTGCGATTCAGCTTTATCAGGTCAGCGCTGGCCAGGATGCGGCGATCCAGCTCGCTGCGTAACTTCGGCTCCATGTAGTTCAGCGTGAAGCGTGAAAGCCCCTTGTGGCGCTCCAGCGCTCCAGCCTTGCTCACCTGCAGGTCATAGGTCTTACGCAACCGATCCGACACCATGCTCATGTAGTCGTCATCGGTTTCGCTTTCGGCCGCCTGCCGGATAATGGCCTGCCATTGCTCCAGCTCCTGCCTCGAGGTGTAGCCATTGCGCAGAAAGAACTTCACCGCCTCGCGTACGGTTCGCGTGAAAGTCTTCATAGCATCATCCCGCCGCCGGGCTCTTCATCCCGTGGCTGTTCAGGCCGGTTAGCCTTTAACGAGTCGATATCGAGATCAAGTCGCTGCGGGAACAGGCTTTCGTTAGCGTTCGCATTGGTCTGCGCCCACTCGATAAGAAGCGCGCGGTTCTCATCATCCGTGTTTACCTGCGGGAGAAGGACTTCCAGCATGCTGACGATGGCCTTAAAGCGGATTTCGTCGACCTTCACTTTTTCGCTTTCCGGCTCTTTCAGGGATGACGGCCAGCGATATTCGAAGTTGTTAATCCATGAGGAGAAATACAGGCTGTACGTGTTTTTAAGCTCCGGGAAGTCAGCACGCAGAGAATTGAAAAACTCAATGCTCCAGGCGCGATACTGGCAAATACGGATGAAATAGTCATACAGCGGCTCAAGCCACTCGCGGATGTTGTCGATGTAGACTGCAACAGATCGAGCGTCTTCCGTCCCCTCGCCGAAGCCCTGGGCGAATGTTTCCGAGTTCAGAATGATAGCCGGCATGTCAGCTGCCGCAGCGATATTCTCCAGAATGTGATTCCGGGAGGAGTCGAGCGGCTTTTCCAGGTTGCTCAGGTCGATGGATTCGATGCTGTCATTTGCGCCGATCTGCAGGACTTCGCCTGTCTTCCCTCGCTTCAGCATCATTCGTTTGATGCCGCTGAGCTTTTGCATCATGTTGTTGACGACTGAGCTCGGTCCCTGAATCTTCGTTACCAGCAAGCCACCCTTCACGGAAACCATGTCATCGGTGCGCATGGTCTGGATGAAGGATTTCAGCGGGAACAGAGCGCGCTGGTAAACGCTGCGTCCGGTAAAGCCAAAGGCCGCAGAGTTATAGGCCAGATAAATCGGGTCCTCGTTCTGTTGCACGACGCAGCGGGATTTGTGATACGGCTTGCCCGCCACTCTGATCCCGTCGACCTTCTGGAAGTCCTGCGCGTTCGGATCCTGGTTCAGGACGATGCTTCCGGCAGTGTTCAGCGGGTCGAGAATGTTGAATGTCACGTTGTGCTTATACAGCGTGCGGTAGTCCACCGCAGAGGACGGCTCCTGGTTATCAACCAGCATTGCGATCGCCGAAACACCGTAAATGCGAGAGATGCGCGCCGCATTAGCGATGTGCTTATCGGCGCCCAGTGCTTTCCACTCCCGCTCAAATGCATCGCGGAGACGCTGCTCAATGCCATACGCCTGCGAAATGTGAACCGTGCGCGACTCGTTCATCGCCATCTTGATCGGGCGATCTACCATTTTCCCGCCAAGCGGGTGGAAGAGGTAAATCGTTTTGCAGGTCTGATAGCCAGCCGACATACCCGGCTGAATATCATCACTGTCCAGGAGCGTGATCAGCTCCGGCGAGCAACTGCCGATTGCGATATCATCTTCGTTCATTGGTTTTCTCGCTAGAGTGCGTCGCCGCTACCGAACGCGATGATCAGCCCGTAGGTGTAATCATCCAGCAAATCGTCGGCGCGCTTGTGCGCGTTCTTATCGGCAAGGTGGAATCGTGATACCTGCTTATGCAGATGGTTTGCTGTTTCGCCCTTGAAGACTGCCGTCTTCTCGTAGGCGTATCGGGATATTTTCGCCAGCCCGCGGTAGTGATACCCAGAGGCCATAATGGCGCGCTCGTCCTTCCCTTTGCTGGTCAGGGCGGATTCAATTTTGTTGACCGGCCATCCCAGGCTCTCGCCTTTCTGCAGAAGGATGCTGCCCATACTGGCGTCTTCAATGAAAACGCCGAGGCTGCCATTTACAGCGACGCACTGGCCGGATAGCTCATTCAGCCGGGTGAAAACGGACGGAATCCACTCTTCCAGCAGCGCGCCGTCGATCTGCACCACATCCCAGTCAAGAATGGTCAGGCGCTGAATTCCGGGCCGGGTGTCTACGGCGTAGTAAACCACCGCCGTGCCGTCGTGCTCAGTACCGCCCTTAACGGCGGTATCCATGACAGCGAAAACGGCCTGGCACATCTCAGGGTAATCGACAGGCTGATCCTGGTTTTCACCCTCGAACCATTTGCGGACGTCGAACAGCGACGCAGCGGACCAGTCGACGAACTCGGCCAGGAACTCCTGCCGGAAAACGCGAGGATCGTTGTTCTGTCGCTCTTTCTCCAGCTCCTCGGGAGGAACGAAGGGGTTTGATGACGTCGGCGCGTGATGCTCATGGAAGCCGAGGTCTTTGTTATGGCAGATGGCATAGAAGAAATTTTCTTCGTCCACACCGTCAGGCGTTGAGAATACGTAAGCCCGGCCCTTTGTCGTCAGCAGCGTCGGCTTAATCGACTTCGGCCAGATTTCCTTCAGCATTTCAGGCGACTTGGTAAACGCCGCCTCATCGATCAGGATAATTTCGTACTCACGACCACGACCGGCCAGTTTGTTGTCGTTGGTGACCCAGAAGTCAATCTTCCCGCCGTTCTTCAGCAGCAGGCGCTTTTCCTGCCGGCTGAAACTCTTTTTCAGCGGCAACAGGATTTCTTCCAGCTTGTCGTAGATCTCCTGGTACTGGCGATACTCAGCAGTGAAGATACCGACCCGGCCTCCCAGCTCGATGTCCATGCCCGGGCGCCGAAACTGCGACGTTGCGTAGGTCACCGCGGCGCTCGACAGCATGAAGGTTTTCCCCCAGCGTCGACCACAGCGAACCGCATTCAACTGGTGATCCCAGGAATCAGACCAGACCGTTAACTGCCCGTTGTGTAGCGTGGGTAGGTAAATGTCGGCCATGATTTATCTTCCCGGTATTGGCAGCGAGTTATGCACGACGATCGCGTTATCCTTGTCGCCGTCTTTCAGTACATCAATTTCGAGCTCAACCTTTTCGGTCGCGGCTTCGCGGTAAGCGGCATCAACGCGCTGCTTGATAATCGCCGCCTTGGTGTACTCCAGCGACTCAATGCGCGCAGTGTTGCGATGCATGGCTTTCTGCGCCTGAGAGATGAGGTCGTGCAGATCTTTGGCCTGCTCGCTGGCGGCTGTCTCCAGCTCTGTCTGCCAGCGCCCGATATTCTCTGCCGCTGTCAGGCTCGCCGCTCGCAGCCAGAAAAGCTCATCGTCGAGCGTGAGCATCTGGGCATCTTCGGTGATGGCGTCAGAGAGCAGCATCCGGCGGCCATAGCCACCATGCTTTAATGCGTTCTGGTTGCCAGGCTGGAAGGCGTTCGTCGGCGGAGCAGTGCGCGATCCGCGTATCGGTTTCGTTTCTGGAGATTTTGAGTGGGCGCCTGTGTCGGGCTGGTGTTTTTTCACCTCCCCGTTTTTACTGACCCCGCCTTTCTCCTTCTGCGAATTCGCAGATTTGTTCGCACTTTTTTTTTGCGAATTCGCACCGTAAGTCGTGACTTTGATATAGCGTTTCGCAGATGAGTAATTCAGTCCCTGCGCTGCGCACCAGTCTTTCGGGGATATTCCTGTTTTGGCATGCTCGGCGAGGAACTGGTGTTGCAGTGCTCCCCAGTCCGGTTTTGCCATAGTCCTTACCTCGTTGTGACATTATCGAGCCACCTCTGGAAGTGGCTCTGTAATGCCTTACTTCAGGCACTGCGTGGTGATGTATTCCTGCAGGGCTCTCAGGGCTGTTTGGTCGCTGAGGATTCCGGACCGGATACCGAGAACGTTTCGTCCAGCAACTGCAGAGAGTTCGACGGTGGCATCATTGCCCATGCCGGAGGCGCTGGAGGTTTTGGCTGAGGCTGGCACAGGGCATTTTCCTTTGACGAGCACCCGACCACCATTATCAAGCTTGCGCCGAAGAGCATCATTTTCAGCTTTCGCATCCGCTAACTCCTTTGTGTATTTAGCATCGAGTGCATCTGCATCACGCTGGCGCTGCTGCATGTCAGTAATGGTGGCGTTCACCTTCTCCAGTTCACTGGCCTTGTTATCGCGCTGCTCTTTGTAGGCGATGGCGTTATCACGGTAATGATTAACAGCCCATGACAGGCAGACGATGATGCAGATAACCAGAGCTGAGATAATCGCGGTTACTCTGCTCATACCTCAATCTCTCTGACCGTTCCGCCAGCTTCTTTGAATTTTGCAATCAGGCTGTCAGCCTTATGCTCGAACTGACCATAACCAGCCCCCGGCAGTGAAGCCCAGATATTGCTGCAACGGTCGATTGCCTGACGAATATCACCGTGGTCAATCATCGGTAAAGCGCCACGCTCTTTAATCTGTTGCAGTGCCACAGCGTCCTGGCTTTTCGGAGAGAAGTCTTTCAGGCCAAGCTGCTTACGATAGGCATCCCACCAACGGGAAAGAAGCTGGTAGCGTCCGGCGGCTGTTGATTTGAGTTTGGGGTTTAGCGTGACAAGTTTGCGAGGGTGATCGGAGTAATCAGTGAATAGCTCTCCGCCAACAATGACGTCATAACCATGATTTCTGGTTTTCTGCCGTCCGTTATCAGTTCCCTCTGACCACGCCAGCATATCGAGGAACGCCTTACGTTGATTATTGATTTCCACCATCTTCTATTCCGGCTTTTTTAGCAGCGAAGCGTTTGATAAGCGAACCAATCGAGTCAGTACCGATGTAGCCGATGAACACGCTCGTTATATAAGCGAGATTGCTACTTAGTCCGGCGAAGTCGAGAAGGTCACGAATGAACCAGGCGATAATGGCGCACATCGTTGCGTCGATTACTGTTTTTGTAAACGCACCGCCATTATATCTGCCGCGAAGGTACGCCATTGCAAACGCAAGGATTGCCCCGATGCCTTGTTCCTTTGCCGCGAGAATGGCGGCTAACAGGTCATGTTTTTCTGGCATCTTCATGTCTTAGCCCCAATAAGGGGATTTGCTCTATTTAATTAGGAATAAGGGCAAAACGGCAGGAGGTTGTTAGCGCAACCTCTTGCCACCCGCTTTCACGAAGCCAGCCATTGCGCTGGTTTTCTTTTATGCAAAGCACACCGCACCGTAGCCACAGCGGATAAGGTGATTATTTTTGTCTGTCTGGTATTTGGTTTGATGTGCTTTCAGAAAGGTCGTGATTAAAACGCAAAAAGCCCCGAGCTATTAACTCAGGGCTTTATTTAACGAGTGCATTTATCCATCGTTGAGTCAAATTTACCCAACTTTATTCAAAAAGTCAATATCATGCCGTTAATATGTTGCCATCCGTGGAAATCATGCTGCTAACGTGTGACCGCATTCAAAATGTTGTCTGCGATTGACTCTTCTTTGTGGCATTGCACCACCAGAGCGTCATACAGCGGCTTAACAGTGCGTGACCAGGTGGGTTGAGTAAGGTTTGGGATTAGCATCGTTACAGCGCGATATGCGGCGCTTGCTGGCATTCTTGAATAGCCGACACCTTTGCATCTTCCGCACTCTTTCTCAACAACTCTCCCCCACTGCTCCGTTTTGGCTATATCAACCGCACGGCCTGTACCGTGGCAATCTCTGCATCTTGCCCCCGGCGTCGCGGCACTACGGCAATAATCCGCATAAGCGAATGTTGCGAGCACTTGCAGTACCTTTGCCTTAGTATTTCCTTCAAGCTTTGCCACACCACGGTATTTCCCCGATACCTTGTGTGCAAATTGCATCAGATAGTTGATAGCCTTTTGTTTGTCGTTCTGGCTGAGTTCATGCTTACCGCAGAATGCAGCCATTCCGAATCCGGCTTGTGATTGCGCCATCCCCATAGCAGCCATCACATCAGTACCGGAAAGAGAGTCGGAAGCCGTAGCCCGTGGTGAGTCGCTCATCATCGGGCTTTTTGGCGAATGAAATTTAGCTACGCTTTCGAGTCTCATGCGCCTTCTCCCTGTACCTGAATCAATGTGAGGTTTCCGCAGAACACTGCGCCGGTATCGATATACATTTGGTTGGCAAATTTAAGTGGTTTCACTGCTGGCGTATGACCAAAGATAAACGTGTCCGCGCCTTTAATTTCTTTCACGATCCCGTCTTGTGAGTTGCTGATTCGTTCGCGGTTCCAGATTACCTGCTGATGATCAACTGGCTTTCCAAATTCGTATTCGTCACAAGGATAATCGGCGTGGCAGATGACATATTTTTTACCTTTGCTCACCAGTTCGATGATTAACGGAAGTTCTTCTGCTTTATGGGCAAGAGCTTTAGCCAGAATTTCTTTGTCGTAATCGAGATTAAAGAACCAGACACCGCCATTAAGCAGCCAGTGATTGACGTTTCCACGTTCTGATAAGCCATCAATCATCATGTGCTCATGGTTTCCACGTACAGCTCTGAACCAGGGGAATGTGATTAATTCCAGGCATTCAACGTTCTCTGCACCACGATCAACCAAATCGCCCACCGAGATAAGCAGGTCTTTTTTGTTGTCGAATCCAATCGTATCCAGTTTGTTCATCAGGTTCGTGTAGCATCCGTGCAGATCGCCAACTACCCAAATATTTCGGTATTTGCTGCCATCAATTCTTTCGTAGATATTCATGCAGCCTCACTTCTGCTGTTTCGCAGTTTTTTAAGTTTCTGTTGATACTCCGCCTTGATGGTCCTGCACTCTTCGACAGTCCAGCGATGGCGGTTATGGTTTGATTCGATTTCGTCTACTGCTTCCTGCCCGATGCGGTTAATCAGTTCGACGCGATACGGAACGAGATTTCCGCTTTTGTGCTGGTTGCACACCACGCATTGCTTGTGAATATTGCGTTCATCAAATCGGAGTTGAGGTGCCGCAGCAGTTGTCCGGTAATGTCCGGCATCCCACTGAGCAGACGTGAGCGTTCCGCACGAGATACATGGTAAGTCGCGGTCTCTTTCTCTGATGAAGGCGTTTACGGCTTGTTGGGCTTGTTTAATCCAGTAACTGCGGGGCTTTAAGGCGAGTTTTCGAATCTTCAGTTTATCTTTCTGTTTCTGCTCCTCTCGTCGTCGTTTCTTCTCTGCTGCTTTTTCCGCTTTTTTTCGCTGTTTACTTTGTAGTTTGAGTGCTAACTGAGTTCCGTGTTCCGGGCAGCACCACCACTGATTTGAGAATGCCGGGTGAAACCATTCCTTGCATATTTTGCATTTCCTTCGCGCTGGTTTAGCCATCGTCTTCTTCCTCGTACATTGAGCTATTCGGATCGCTCATCAGTTCTGCGCAGCAGTGCTCACACACGTGAACTTCCAGCACATGCAGCTTCTGACCGCAGTTAGCGCACGTTAAAGCCCGCTCGACGCTTTCTTTCTGGTATTGAAGGGATTGGGATGGGCTAAGCATTATTGGATTCTCTGCATCATGAGAAAGACAATCATGGCGGCGCGGAGGGGATTTTCATGTATAGCTCGCTTAGATTTACAGTAGGCCACACCGCGTGCACCCCACTCGTCTTCATCGAGATTGATAATGCTAATCCTGTATTTTTCAATAATCGGCCATGCGTCTGCTGGGTTTGCGCATGGGTTAAAGGATCCGCGCTCAACTTCTACTTCAACTGCGTCTCCGTTTACAATGTCTCCCTCAAATGAGACAAACACCATATCGCCATTCTCACCTTCTTTGTAATCCGGTGATCCGTTATGAATGGCTTCGAATACCGCCACGTTAATTTCAAAATCACTTAACTGTGAATAATCCATTGTCATTTCCTCGCACGATGTCTTAGCCACCGGATATCCCACAGGTGAGCCGTGTAGTTGAAGGTTTTTACGTCAGATTCTTTTGGGATTGGCTTGCGTTTATTTCTGGAGCGTTTCGTTGGAAGGTATTTGCAGTTTTCGCAGATGATGTCGGTGATACTTCGTCGCTGTCGTCTCATGCCGCATCCTCAAAATTAAATCCAAGCTGACATGAAAATGCTTCACATGATTCAGAACACGAACCTGAATCATACTGTCGCATTGATGTCATTCTTGAGGCTAACTCATCTCTTGATATATCACTAAACAAGGCAATCAGTGATTTAAGTGTATTATTCCCTCGATACATAACCGGTTCCTTTCCTGTTTTTATTTCTGTATCAAGGATGTTGATAAATGCATCTGCAAGTTCTGGCTCATCCATGGCTGCCAGCGCAACCTTTTGCATACTTTTTTTTATACAGAAAACACAATTACCAAGATGCTCCTGTATGCCAAGATCAAACTTCTGCCCACTCCACCAATCAAGCACATCCTGTTTTTCAAAATCGCTTATATCAGCCAGGTACCGAAAACCATTAGCCCTTTTAAGCCTGTTTGGTTCATCTGTGCGAATGCCAAGCCATGTGATGTAATTTCCTTTCCCAAACTTTTCCTGACAATATTTGGTGAATGGAACAGACTTCATTCTGTCGGTACAGAACGCACCGCCGATATATGGATGTCCGTATTTATTTAACATCCTTTTCCACGGTATAAGATCTGGACCAATATCATTGACACCTATCTCTTCATAACTACTGGCCTTCCCCATTTCTGGATTAGGTATTACACGAAGGCAATGTAAGTCTATTTTCCAGTTACTGACGATATTTCGGATGAACTCATATGTTTTAGGGTGCTCTGCCCCTGTATCCATGAAAACGTAATGCACGTCTTCACCTGCCTGTCGCTTTTGCTCCATTAGCCAGAGCAAATATGCTGACGTCCTGCCACCTGAGAAACTAACGACATTTATCATGCAGCCCTCCTGACACCCTGCCCGATCGCCATCAATGCCGCTTTGGATACGGTAGTAAACATCCGTCGAGGACTGATGAACGGTCGCCAAATCAGCAGCATGGAACCTTTGCTGTTTCCCTTTTTCTCTATCCCTGTCGATGGTTCGATAAAATTAATCCGTCCATCAGTGATAATGCGAACTTCGTCGACACTCTCCAGAGCCTTGCTGAACCATCCGACAGACATATCCTCTGGCACAAGCATCACTACCGTCTGTCGCTGTTGTATACACTGCTCAGCGGCTTTTTCCACCCACGGCCTGATATTGCTGTACGGTGGGTTATTCCAGATTGCACCGTGGCTTACCCACTCAGAATTGAGCGCGTCGTCAGCCTCAGTTAGCCAGTGAGCGCACAGAGCATTTTTGTCGCTCGCTGCCGAATCCAGCCAGAATCCAAACTCAATATCCAGTGCATCAAAAAGCCAAAGCGGCGTTTGCCAGCAGTCCTTGTCGTGTGCTGGCGTATTTGATTTGATAGTCATGCTGCCCGATCTCCCCATCGCGCTTTCCATTCGAGAGCCAGTCGCGCTTCGTCTGACCATTTAACGCCACGTTCTGTACCGAATGCCTGTATAAGCTCTAATAGCTCCGCAAATTCGCCTACACGCATCCTGCTGGTTGACTGGCCTATTACCACAAAGCCATTCCCGGCAAGGTTAGGAACAACATCCTGCTGCTTTAATGCTGCGGTAAACACACACTTCCAGCTTTCTGCATCCAGCCAGCGACCATGCCATTCAACCTGACGAGAGACGTCACCAAGGCAAGCCCAAAGCTTTCGATTCTGGTCTAAGCTGCGGTTGCGTTCCTGAATGGTTACTACGATTGGTTTGGTTGGGTCTGGAAGAATTTGCTGTACCGCGTGAATAGCGTTTTGCTGATGTGCTGGAGATCGAATTTCAAAGGTTAGTTTTTTCATGACTTCCCTCTCCCCCAAATAAAAAGGCCTGCGATTACCAGCAGGCCTGTTATTAGCTCAGTGATGTAGATGGTCATCAGAATCCTCCTTTCTTCTTGGATTGCGGTTCCTCGCGTTCACGGCGGCGCATTTCAGCAGACTGTTGGTCTGTGTCATAAATAGCGCCATTTGCCTGAATGCAATACACCGTGCCGGTATTGCCATGACGATTGAGACGAAGGATTAGTTCGGTTTCACCAGGTGGAACACTGTCATCAAAAGCACCTTCACGATGGATCCCCACCCAATAATCGCAATCCTGTTCAATCTGCCCTGTATCGCGCGAGTCACTTGGTAATGGGCGTTTATTGGTTCGGCTTTCCAGTGCGCGGTTAAGCTGTGTCAGAAGCACAACAACGCAATCAAGCTCTTTGGCAAGGTTCTTCAGTCCTTTGGTGATCATGCCGTAAGCAAGGTCGTTGCGATCGGCCTTCTCAGCGGTCATTAGTGTCAGGTAATCGACCAGAATCATGCCAACACATCCTTTTTCTCGCTTGATTCGACGGCTTTCGCTGACGATTTGAGCCAGAGATAATCCCGGCGTGTCGTCGATGTAAAGCATGTCGATTTCACTCAAGCGATTGGCTGTTTCGATCGCCCTGTTGAAGTCACCATCGTAATCACCCTGATAGCCGTCATCAGCGTCATTTGTCGCCGGAATGTAAAAAATATTCGGGTTAACACCTGACTTCTGTCCTACCAGCTTTTCCAGTATCTGGTCGCCAGGCATTTCAAGACTGAACATCAGAGCGGGCTTTTTCTCATGCACTGCGCAGTTGATTGCCATCTGGCTGTATAGCGTCGTTTTCCCCATCTTAGGGCGAGCGCCAATGACAAACAGAGAGCCTTTCACCAGACCTTTCGGTGACAGCATCCTGTCCAGCGATGGGATCCCTGTGCTCATTCCTCGTTGTTCGCCTGACGGGTCAAATCGCTTCTCAAGATCGCTAACCCAGTCTTCCATGACCTCACCAAATGAGCGAAGGCCGCGACGCGATCCGGTTTTTGCATGGTCTGTCAGTTGCGTGAAAATCGACTGAATAGCTTCGTACTTCTGTGTTGCAGTCATTCCGTTGCGGGAATAGAGCAATTCCGTCGCTTCAGTCATGCGGTTGATGGCGTAGCGTTCCATTGCGGTTTCGCGAACCTGCATTGCATAAGCAACGATGTTTGCTGCGCTTGGCGTGTTCTTTGCGATCTCAGCGATATAAGCAAAACCGCCAACAGACGCCGTTAACGATTTACGCTCCAGCTCATCGAAAAGCGTCAGGCCATCTACTGGCTTTTGCTCCCGGTGCATTCTGGTTATTTCTTCGAAAAGGATTTTGTGTGGTCGGCTGTAAAATGAATCAGGCTTCAGCATCGCCAGAACTTTCTGGACGCGCTCACTGCTGTCATCATCCAGAAGCAATCCACCAATCACCGCCTGCTCTGCCTCGATGCTATGGGGCGGCGCATAAAAATTATCGGTCATCGTGTTCACCCTCACGAACTTTCAGGTAGGTATTATCGTTAAGCAGGAAATCAAATCCCTTTTTGTGCCAGACGGTTCCGCGTTGATGGTTTGGACGCTCTTCGAACATCCATCGGCAATTTTCGCCTACGTAGCTCAAATAATTTCTCCAGTCCTGCATCGTGAACCCATGCCCGTCAAGCTGGCGGGTTATCACTCCGGCTTTGCGCCAGAACGTTCGGATCTGGTTTTTACGCTTGTCATTCAGTGCGCGGATTCTTGGCGCTTCAGGAAGGATTTCGTGGTAAGCATCGACAACATCCTGACAGCTAACGGAAGGTTTTTTCTTGTCAGACTTTTTGTCTGCTGCGGTACTCTCTAATACGTCAGTATTAGAGATATTATTTATATTATTGTTTATGGACAACCGTTGGACAACCGTTGGACAATCTCCTCTGAGAGCCGCGCCATTACTGGTGTTTGCGTTGGACAACCGTTGGACAACCGTTGGACAATTTTTTGCCTGAAAATCGTCATATTTAACGATTGTAAACAGGCTAAATTTCTTCCCCATCGAGCAAATATTAAGCATCCCTTTCGACTCAAAAGTCCGCAATAAGCTCCGAACTTTGTTGTCGGGGATGAATGTTTCTCTGACCAGCGACGGGCGTCCAGTTATCATCTGACCGCGATCAACAGTTATCGGCCCGATATCCGTATTGACGACAGTAGATTTGTGATTAGCCTTGAGGATTAAGTGAAGCCAAAGATGTACTGCCTGAGAGTCCTTATAGAGCCTGCTGTCCATAAACTGGCGGTGTATAGAGACATACCCCATACTGGATGCCTCCTGATGTTGTACAGGGTTATGCCTGTAATCAGCTAACTTAACGACGCCCATGTTTCACTCCTGCTTTGGCTAGTCTGTAAACACCAACAAGGCGCTCTGCGAACGCCCTGTTATTTGCTGCGGCTACCACTAATCCCTCAGGTGAATCAGGGTGTCGAATCTCTTCTTTTTCCTGGTATTTCTTACGACGTTTTGTCATAATTACTCCTGTGGATTGATCCAGTAATTCCCTCAGAATTGCATATCAATTTGCTTAAAATCCTCGGTGGCGGCCGGGGATTTTTTCTTTGTGATTTCATCAAGCGCATACTTAAAAGCCCTGCTAATCGGACTGATGTCTGATGCCATTCCGAAAGCACACAAGACCGAAGCAATAAATCTCCAGTCCGTTCTGCTTATCTTCGATTCATGACAGCCAATCATCTTTGCCAGACCGCGCTGGGTAAGCGTTGACAGGTTGATGAGTAAATCAGTTTCTGCGCGATCAATTTCTCGCTGTGTTGGCTTGCTGTAACTTGCTTGTGTCATTTGTTAATTTTCCAATAGTGAATAGTTAGTTGAAAGGTATGCGTGGAAACGCATATGGCCTTAGTTGGTCAGATATATTGGGACTCGCTTTGTCAGCGACGTAGGACGAATGTCCATTGTGAAAATAGCGGTGTTACTTATGCAGTTGTTTTTTTGTTACTTGGAAAGGGCTTTACCTCTTCCGCATAAACGCTTCCATCAGCGTTTATAGTTAAAAAAATATTTCGGCCTGCATGAATGGCCTTGTTGATCGCGCTTTGATATACACCGAGATCTTTAGCTGTCTTGGTTTGCCCAAAGCGCATTGCATAATCTTTCAGGGTTATGCGTTGTTCCATACAACCTCCTTAGTACATGCAACCATTATCACCGCTAGAGGTAAAATAGTCAACACGCACGGTGTTAGATATTTATCCCTTGCGGTGATAGATTTAACGTATGAGCGCAAAAAAGAAACCATTAACACAAGAGCAGCTTGAGGACGCACGTCGCCTTAAAGCTATTTATGAAAAAAAGAAAAATGAACTTGGCTTATCCCAGGAATCTGTCGCAGACAAGATGGGGATGGGACAGTCAGGCGTTGGTGCTTTATTTAATGGCATCAATGCATTAAATGCTTATAACGCCGCATTGCTTGCAAAAATTCTCAACGTTAGCGTTGAAGAATTTAGCCCTTCAATCGCCAGAGAAATCTACGAGATGTATGAAGCGGTTAGTATGCAGCCGTCACTTAGAAGTGAGTATGAGTACCCTGTTTTTTCTCATGTTCAGGCCGGGATGTTCTCGCCTGAGCTTAGAACCTTTACCAAAGGTGATGCGGAGAGATGGGTAAGCACAACCAAAAAAGCCAGTGATTCTGCATTCTGGCTTGAGGTTGAAGGTAATTCCATGACCGCGCCAACAGGATCCAAACCTAGTTTTCCTGACGGGATGTTAATTCTGGTTGACCCTGAGCAGGCTGTTGAGCCAGGTGATTTCTGCATAGCCAGACTTGGGGGTGATGAGTTTACCTTCAAGAAACTGATCAGGGATAGCGGTCAGGTGTTTTTACAACCACTAAACCCACAGTACCCAATGATCCCATGCAATGAGAGTTGTTCCGTTGTGGGGAAAGTTATCGCCAGCCAGTGGCCTGAAGAGACGTTTGGTTAAGGCCAGCAACGAATCACAACAAACACATGGGGCGGCGGATTAAGGGTGATGGAGAATCGAAATAAGTTGAGGTCAACATGAACACGTTCAGCATAATCGCGATACCTTTTTTTGCCCTTTCAGTGGTTCTGTTGACTCTTGGCGCTACCAGGAAGAACCAAGCCAGCTTCATCGTTGGCGGCGTGTTTATGGCGTCATGCGTGGTTAATGCCATTATCGGCATGTCTCTTTGAGCGCTATGAGATCAGGCATCCTCGTTACTTTGTCATGTGTGACAGCCTGGTATGCACTCTGCGAGCTTTGATGTGGTTTACCACTTTAATAGTCACCGTATCACTAAACTGATTAGCTTTACTCATACTCTTGTGGATTCGCTATTTCTGATGTCAATGCAAAAAAATACTAAGGAAACAAAAAGGATACTTATGTCAGATAACACTATTAAAATCATACCTCAGCACATGACCGCCACATCAGTTCTTATTACGCCTGATCGTGCTGAAACAATCATTACTTTTTACCGCCATGAATTTGAGCATCACATGCAGCCTGATGAGCAAGGAAAGAATAGCTTCCAAGTAAAAGTTGAGTTGACCCCTAACATGTCAGTCTCAATGAGCCCGGATCAAGCTGTTGCATTAGTAAAATCATTACAGGTAGCTCTCAGGGATAATGGGCTATGGAAAGACTGAAGCCAGTTTCTTCAGTTCAACCTACCTCAGGAACAACATCATCAGTTCTTCCAAGTATTATAGTTAGTGCAACCCTAGCAGCGACAACCGTTTCTCCTTATGGGGATCCATCTCAGTACCAAAGTATTGGTATTGATGCTAAGGTATCAAATAGAGTTTCATACGCCATGGACGAAACGGGTTTGCGCCCAAGTAAGGAAGATGTAGCGATGAAGAGTGATACCCTGGAGGTAAGCGTGAGCGGAATGTCCAGAGAAGAACTTGACGCAAAGCTTTCACAAAACAAATCAGAGGTAGAGTCTATTGCTGCGGAAATGCGTCGCGAATCAGCTGACTTTAAAACCTATTATACTCAGCAATTTTCTTCTATTGAGAGAGGTATTGCTGAAATTAAAGGTGAAATCGGCGGTTTGAAAACGGGACTTACAACGACTCAGTGGGCGATGGCCGTTGGCTTGACTTTAGTTACTGTGATTCTGTCTGGCGTGATGTTAGCCTCAAGTTGGATTATCTCCGGCAATGACAAGTCACCATCAGTAACCAGCCCGGCTCCAATTATAATACAGGTACCGACACAGCAACCATTAACGAGCGCTCCAACTAACCAATCGTCATCACAACAAGCTCCTAAGCAATAAATAAACCCGGCCACCGCGCCGGGTTTTCTTTGCCTCACGTTCGCCCCAAAACACATAACCAATTGTATTTATTTGAAAATTAATAGATACAACTCACTAAACATCGCAATTCAGATCTCTCGATCACCTCCCAAGCCACACACCCCTGCAAAAAAATAAATCTATATAAAAAACATACAGATAACCATCTGCGGTGATAAATTATCTCTGGCGGTGTTGACATAAATACCACTGGCGGTGATACTAAACACATCAGCAGGACGCACTACTCACCAGGGCGGTGAATATACAACGATTCGAATATGAATCTACGGCGCTGACAAAGCGCAATAACCAAAGTGAACTTTGGGGTGTGGTGAAGGGTTCATGGACGGGAATATGTCGCACGTAAAGCGGCGAGGCCTGCGGGACTATTGCCGAATTGAAGTAGGCCGAAACAGGTCGAAATGGGTCTCCCACCTACCACACCACCAAAGTTCATCAGGAGGTCTATATGACACGCAGAACTCAGTTCAAAGGCAATTCACGTTCTCGTCGTCGTGAGCGTTTAAAGGCAAAGGCATTAGCTAACGGCGTACTGGCCCGCGAAGAAGCAATAAGTTCAGAAGTATTACACCGCCCTACTCTAAGCAGAGCGCAGATTCAGGCTAAAGGTACTCACGAAACGCCTGAGCGCATAGAAGACGCTAAGCCAATTAAGTTCATGGCACAGGACGTGATCTGGCAACAGAAAGAATACAGACGCAATCTGGAGAGAGCGGCCATTGTGTACGCGAATGAGTTTGGGCATAGGCAACCAGAAACTGGTGTATGTCTTCCAAATGTAGCTCTTTACGCGGCAGGCTACAGGAAATCAAAACAACTGACAGCAAGGTGACTTGTGTTGGTCGCCAGAAAATGAAATTAGGCAGCAAACCACTTATTTGAGGTGATATATGGAAGAAGAATTTGAAGAGTTCGAAGAGCATCCGCAGGATGTGATGGAACAATACCATGATTATCCGTATGACTACGACTATTGATAAGAATCAATGGTGTGGACAATTCAAGCGATGCAATGGATGCAAGCTGCAATCGGAATGCATGGTTAAGCCTGAAGAAATGTTTCCTGTAATGGAGAATGGGAAATATGTCGATAAATGGGCAATACGAACGACGGCAATGATTGCCAGAGAACTTGGTAAACAGAATAACAAGGCTGCCTGATGGTGGCCTTTATTTTTGGCATAAACAACAGAATAAACACAGCACTGTGTATTCATTCCAATGAGTGAATACACGGAGCAATGTCGCTCGTAACTAAACAGGAGCCGACTTGTTCTGATTATTGGAAATCTTCTTTGCCCTCCAGTGTGAGGGCATTTTTTTGATGGAGGATATATGAGTGAAGTAACAGATTTAGTTGTTATTGAAAAAGCAAATGCAATGACTGTATTTCAGTCTGCCGACCAGATTGAAGAAATCCTTCAAAGGGTTGAACGTGAAGTTATGTCCTTTGTGCCTGATATCACAACGGCAAAGGGCAGAAAGGAGATCGCTTCTCTGGCGTATAAAGTTGCGCAGACGAAAACATATCTCGATGGTCTTGGCAAAGACCTTGTTGCTGAACTGAAGGAAATTCCAAAGCTAATTGATGCCAACCGCAAGACAGTGCGTGATCGCCTTGATGAGCTGAAAGCCAAGGCGCGCCAGCCTCTTACTGATTATGAGGAGGAACAGGCACGGATTAAAGCCGAAGAAGAAGCTAAGGCAGCAGCTGAAGCTCTCGCAAAGCAAATTGAGTCTGACCATGAAATAGCGATTTTGATGGATCGCGAATTTGACCGCCAAAGAGAAGAGGCAAGACTCAAAGCGGAGCGGGAAAAGCGAGAGCATGAAGAACGCTTAAAAAGAGAAGCTGAAGAGAAAGCCAGAGCAGAAGCCGAAGCAAAGGCAAAAGCCGAAATTGAAGCAGCAGCAAGGCGAGAAGCAGAAGCTAAGGCCGCAGCGGAACGTGCAGAGCGTGAACGCATTGAAGCCGAGCAACGAGCACTGCGCGAAGCAAAAGAGGCAGCAGAACGAGCTGAAAGAGAAAAGCAGGCTGCAATTGAAGCAGAACGCAGAAAAGCACAGGAGGAGGCTGAACGAATCCGGCGCGAGGCTGAAGCAAAAGAGCAAGCCAGAATAGCAGAAGAAAAAAGAATCAAGGAAGAAGAAGAGCGTAGAGCAAAGGATAAAGCTCACCGGAAAGAAGTAAATAACAAAATACTTGCTGACCTTATCAAGGTTGGCGCATCAGAAGATGTTGCTAAAAATATCATAACAGCCATCGTAAAAGGCGAAGTATTCGCAACAAAAATAACCTACTAATAAAACCAACATAAGGAACCACCCATGATTTACGCAATCGCGGGAGGCGCTCGCATGGGTGCCTTCCAATTAAATGAATCTTTACTTGAACGAATCACCCGTAAATTACGTGACGGATGGAAAAGAGTTGAGGTCTTATTATGCGCAATGAAATAGCCATCAATCACCAGATGCTTCGTGCAGCACAAAATAAAGCAGTAATAGCCAGATTTATTGGTGATTCCAAAATGTGGCTTGAAGCAAATAAAGCGATGAAATCAGCTATCAACCTTCCGTGGTATCGCAGGAAATGAGTTTTACAGATAACTGGTCAGACGAAGAATTCATTCGTCAGATGAAAGAATTAATCGGTAACGAAGGAGATATTCATGTCACTTGCAACCACAGTGAAGGAGAGCAAGTTACAGAGACGCATGTACACGCAGAAAGCTCTCTGGTATCGCCATAATGGCGACCGCGAAGGAATGCGGGTATGCCTTAATTTGTCCCGAGTCGAAGTATTAAATCAGCGTTATTTCCTTGGGCCGTGTCCATTCTGAGGTGAATTATGGATTTGAATAAATTCGATGAGCCATTCAGCCCTGAAGATATCGAATGGCGAATACAGCAAAGCGGTAAAACACGCGATGGCAAAGTGTGGGCTATGGTGCTGGCTTATGTCACGAACCGGGCAATCATGAAACGCCTGGACGATGTTTGCGGCAAAGCAGGATGGCGCAATGAATACCGCGATATTCCCAACAACGGCGGCGTTGAATGCGGCATATCAATAAAGATTGATTCCGAATGGGTAACCAAATGGGATGCTGCTGAAAACACGCAGGTAGAAGCCGTCAAAGGTGGTCGTTCCGGTGCAATGAAGCGCGCTGCCGTTCAGTGGGGAATCGGTCGGTATCTGTATAACCTTGAGGAAGGTTTCGCACAAACATCTCTCGATAAAAAGCAGGGATGGCACAGGGCAAAACTCAAGGATGGAACAGGATTTTACTGGCTCCCTCCATCGCTGCCGGGATGGGCAATACCAGCATCAGATAACAAACCATCACCAGAAAATACCAACCAGAAATCTCCATCGGTTGACTGCGAACAAATCCTGAAAGACTTCAGCGATTATGTGTCAACAGAAACTGACAAGAAAAAACTCATCGAGCGTTATCAGCGTGACTGGCAATTAATGGCTGGCAACGAGGAGGCGCAGGCTAAATGCGTTCAGGTAATGAACATCAGAGTTAACGAACTAAAACAGGCGGCATAAATGGCAAGCAGAGGCGTAAATAAGGTGATCATTATTGGTCGCCTTGGGCATGATCCAGAAATCAGATATTCACCATCAGGAACGGCATTTGCAAACCTTACAGTTGCTACGTCAGAACAATGGCGTGATAAGCAAACTGGAGAGCAAAAGGAGCAGACGGAGTGGCACCGCGTGGTAATGAGCGGAAAACTGGCAGAAATTGCCAGCGAATATCTGCGAAAAGGCTCTGAGGTTTATCTTGAAGGAAAATTGCGGACAAGAAAATGGCAGGATCAAAGCGGACAGGATCGGTTCACTACCGAAGTCATCGTGGGCGTTGGTGGAACCATGCAAATGCTTGGTGGCAAGCAAGGAGGCAATGAACAGTCTTCACCTCAGCGAAATGACGGTCAGCAACAAAGACAGCAACCTCAGCAGCAAGGGAATCACAGCGAACCACCTATGGATTTTGACGACGATATCCCCTTTGCACCAGTAACTCTCCCTTTCCCTCGTCACGCTATTCACGCAATTTAAGGACTTACATGAATCACTTGATGGTTGACCTTGAAACAATGGGCAACGGGCCATACGCGCCAGTTATTTCTATTGGGGCGGTATTCTTTGACCCGAATACCGGAGAAACAGGAGAAGAGTTCTCGGTAAATATCTCGCTTGAGTCATCAATGCGATATCGGGCGCGTCCTGACGCTTCAACGATTTTATGGTGGCTGGAACAGAGTGAAGAAGCCAGAAAATCGCTAACCAGCAACACTCAGGAGCTTTCAACGGCTCTTTCATGGTTATCTGAATTCATCATAAAGAACGCCAACCACAAACTCGTTCAGGTTTGGGGGAATGGAGCATCATTTGACTGCGTTATTCTCCGCAACAGTTATTCGCTGACAGGGCAGCCAGTTCCGTGGCAGTGGTGGAATGACCGCGACGTAAGAACAATCGTCGAACTTGGGAAGGTAATAGGATTCGATCCTAAGCGAGATATGCCATTCAAAGGAACTCGCCACAACGCGCTTGATGATGCCATCCACCAAGCCAAATACGTTTCAGCGATCTGGAAAAAGTTAGCTAAATAATCAACAGGAGAAAACCATGCCAGCGCCTCTATATGGTGCGGACGACCCGCGCCGCTGTTCCGGCAATTCCATATCGGAGGTGCTGGAAAATATCAAGAATAATCTCGACGCGTTTCTTGCTCTGCCACCAGAAACAAAAGAAGAACGGAAGTACCGACGCGATATACAACTCGCAGAAAAACAGGAAAAAGACCGAATAAACGAAACATCAATCCGACCATTCCGCAAATCCACATATACCCACTTCCCTGAATATATCGACCCGCGCCTGCGTAATTACCGCTCACGCTATGGCGCTATCAGTAATGACTGAGGAATTTACCATGAGAGGACTTGCATACAATCCCGGCATTCTTCCGGCAGAAATGATTATTCGCCAACGCGTAAAGCCAATGCCATCGAGAGAGGAATTGCTTAAGAGAAATTCTTTTCCGTCAGTAAATCAAAACAAATATCTGAATGCGATGTGGCGGAGTGGGAAGAAATGAAACAAATGTCACTAATTGAGATGGATGGTTTTCTGAAAGGTAAATGCATCCCACGAGATTTAAAGGTTAACGAAACAAACGCTGAATATCTGGTGCGTAAATTTGCTGAAGCGGAGGCCAAGTGCGCGGCGCTAGCAGCGGAGAATGCGGGGCTGAAGTCTGGCGATATGGACGAAATCAATGTTATCAACCGTGGAGGGCAGGCATATTGCGTAAAAGATGGAGTGCAAGTTAATCCCATGTATGCAAGAGGGTGGAATGACTATCGCGCAAAGTCTCTGCAATCAGACACCACAGCCACCGATGCTTTCCTGGCTGAAGTGTGGGCTCAGGGTGTGGAGATGCTCTACGCAAGCAGAGCGGCTCAGTGGTCTGATGAATTGTTAGCTGAGCTTAATGAATTCGCCACTCAGCTTCGCGAAGGAGGTGCGGCATGAGCAATCAGATTAATCCTGCCATAAGAATTGATGCAGATGGTAATGCCAGAGACGTCGACAACGCTTACGAGGAGGGAATCTACGCCGCCGTAATAGGCCTCGATGTAACTGACAATCCGTATTCAACAGATGATCCACTCAACCGTAAGCTTTGGCTAAAGGCTTTCGCTGGGGTCAAAAGTGGAAAGATCAGAAGCGCCTCCCAGTTACGCAAAGGAGGTGAGCAAAAATGACAATCACAAAACAACGAGTAGAAGAAATCATATCCAGCATTGAAATGTATGGACATGGTGCAGGGTATACCGTTGACGAGGTTTATGACCTGGCTGTACTGGTGCTGAATTTATCAAATATCGCAAACCTGAAGCGATACGAGCTTGATATGGATGGTTGTGACTCGTGCGGTCAGGATTGTGGCGCTGACATGACTGAAGATTCTGATGGCGATTATGTCCTGTTTGATGACGTGGTTAAGTTGTTTGAGTTTGATACAACCACTCAGAAGCTAGAAAGCCCAGCAAAGGAGGCAGCCAGTGAGCGAGATTGACTATCAGGCACTGCGTGAGGCGGCGCAGAACGCGAAAGATTTAGGTGGGATTAAGAATTACAAGCGAGGCGAGCAAGCTGTTGCCGAATTTGAGTCCCGGATAACGCCACACATTGTGCTGGCGCTTCTGGATGAACGGGAAAGAAACCAGCAATACATCAAACACCGCGACCAGGAGAACGAGAATATTGCACTAACGGTTGGGAGGCTGCGTGTGGAGCTGGAAGCAGCAAAAAAACGCATAGCAGAACTGGAAGCCGAACCTGTAAGCCAAACTTACAAGTTGAACGAGCTGTCGGGCAACTCTCCGGTAACTCCGGATGGTTGGATAAGCTGTAGTGAGCGGATGCCAGAGGACGGTCAGCACGTAATTATTTTATGTGATGGCGCATTCGTTCTTTATGCGCAATATCGAGACGGTGAGTTTTTTGATGTCGTCCGCAATGGTGAGGAGTTCTTCGAAACGCAGAGCCGCAATGTAACCGACTGGATGCCTCTACCAGAACCGCCGCAGGAGGTGAAGTGATGGACTCCTTCGCGAAATATACGATTATTGACTGGATAGCATTCCTTCAGGTTTTGCTCATCTGGTTTTATATGGCTTACAGGAGTGGACAGTGGATTGTCAGTGTAGCCTGTAGAAAGGGATGGCGTTGGTGGAACCGAAAGAATAAAAAAGCACTGGCATTGGATTCGTTTTACGAAGCATTCAATCTTAACAGCCTTCAGCCTGGTTCTGTCATTGTAGTCACCACTCAAAGCGGCATGACCATTCAGATTCATAAACCAAAAGAGGAAAAATGATGTGGCCTATATGTGTTAATTGCGGACGGATGTGCCTATCTGGATGGTGCCGAAAGTGCGACAAATGCACGAAGCAAAGACAATAACAATCCTCGCACTCGCGGGGATTTCTTTTATCTGAACTCGCTACGGCGAGTTTTGTTTTATGGAGATGATAAATGCACTTCCGAGTCACAGGTGAATGGAATGGAGAGCCATTCAACAGAGTTATCGAAGCAGAGGACATCAATGACTGCTATGCCCACTGGATGCTGTGGGCGCAGATAGCACATGCAGACGTAACCAATATTCGAATTGAAGAACTGAAAGAACACCAAGCCGCCTGATGGCGGTTTTTTCTTGCGTGTAATTGCGGAGACTTTGCGATGTACTTAACACTTCAGGAGTGGAACGCACGCCAGCGACGTCCAAGAAGCCTTGAAACAGTTCGTCGATGGGTACGCGAGTGCAGGATATTCCCTCCTCCGGTTAAGGATGGAAGAGAGTATCTGTTCCACGAATCAGCGGTAAAGGTTGACTTAAATCGACCAGTAACAGGTAGCCTTTTGAAGAGGATCAGAAATGGGAAGAAGGCGAATTCATGAGCGCCGGGATTTACCCCCTAACCTTTATATAAGAAACAATGGATATTACTGCTACAGGGACCCAAGGACGGGTAAAGAGTTTGGATTAGGCCGAGACAGGCGAATCGCAATCACTGAAGCTATACAGGCCAACATTGAGTTATTTTCAGGACACAAACACAAGCCTCTGACAGCGAGAATCAACAGTGATAATTCCGTTACGTTACATTCATGGCTTGATCGCTACGAAAAAATCCTGGCCAGCAGAGGAATCAAGCAGAAGACACTCATAAATTACATGAGCAAAATTAAAGCAATAAGGAGGGGTCTGCCTGATGCTCCACTTGAAGACATCACCACAAAAGAAATTGCGGCAATGCTCAATGGATACATAGACGAGGGCAAGGCGGCGTCAGCCAAGTTAATCAGATCAACACTGAGCGATGCATTCCGAGAGGCAATAGCTGAAGGCCATATAACAACAAACCCGGTCGCTGCCACTCGCGCAGCAAAATCAGAGGTAAGGAGATCAAGACTTACGGCTGACGAATACCTGAAAATTTATCAAGCAGCAGAATCATCACCATGTTGGTTAAGACTTGCAATGGAACTGGCTGTTGTTACCGGGCAACGAGTTGGTGATTTATGCGAAATGAAGTGGTCTGATATCGTAGATGGATATCTTTATGTCGAGCAAAGCAAAACAGGAGTAAAAATTGCCATCCCAACAGCATTGCATGTTGATGTTCTCGGAATATCAATGAAGGAAACACTTGATAAATGCAAAAAGATTCTTGGCGGAGAAACCATAATTGCATCTACTCGTCGTGAACCGCTTTCATCCGGCACAGTATCAAGGTATTTTATGCGCGCACGAAAAGCATCAGGTCTTTCCTTCGAAGGGGATCCGCCAACCTTTCACGAGTTGCGCAGTTTGTCTGCAAGACTCTATGAGAAGCAGATAAGCGATAAATTTGCTCAACATCTTCTCGGGCATAAGTCGGACACCATGGCATCACAGTATCGTGATGACAGAGGCAGGGAGTGGGACAAAATTGAAATCAAATAATGATTTTATTTTGACTGATAGTGACCTGTTCGTTGCAACAAATTGATAAGCAATGCTTTTTTATAATGCCAACTTAGTATAAAAAAGCAGGCTTCAACGGATTCATTTTTCTATTTCATAGCCCGGAGCAACCTGTGAACACATTTTCAGTTTCCCGTCTGGCGCTGGCATTGGCTTTTGGCGTGACGCTGACCGCCTGTAGCTCAACCCCGCCCGATCAACGTCCTTCTGATCAAACCGCGCCTGGTACCTCTTCTCGCCCGATTCTGTCGGCAAAAGAAGCGCAGAATTTCGATGCTCAACACTATTTTGCATCCCTGACACCAGGTGCTGCAGCGTGGAATCCTTCCCCGATTACCCTGCCTGCGCAACCTGACTTTGTTGTCGGCCCGGCGGGCACTCAAGGTGTAACGCATACCACGATTCAGGCGGCGGTAGATGCGGCAATTATCAAGCGTACCAACAAGCGCCAGTATATTGCCGTGATGCCTGGTGAGTATCAGGGAACGGTATATGTCCCTGCCGCTCCGGGTGGAATTACTCTGTACGGTACAGGTGAAAAACCGATTGATGTGAAGATTGGGCTTTCCCTTGATGGTGGCATGAGCCCTGCCGACTGGCGTCACGACGTCAACCCGCGCGGCAAATATATGCCAGGTAAACCAGCGTGGTATATGTACGATAGCTGCCAGAGCAAACGCAGCGACAGTATCGGTGTTCTCTGCTCTGCGGTCTTCTGGTCACAAAACAATGGCCTGCAACTGCAAAATCTGACCATCGAAAACACGCTGGGCGATAGCGTAGATGCAGGTAACCATCCGGCGGTGGCACTGCGTACTGATGGTGACCAGGTACAGATTAACAACGTTAACATTCTCGGTCGTCAGAACACCTTCTTTGTCACCAACAGCGGTGTGCAGAACCGTCTGGAAACGAATCGTCAGCCGCGTACGCTGGTGACCAACAGCTACATTGAAGGGGATGTGGATATCGTTTCTGGTCGCGGCGCAGTGGTGTTCGATAACACCGAATTCCGCGTGGTGAACTCACGTACTCAGCAAGAAGCGTATGTGTTTGCACCGGCTACGCTGTCCAACATTTACTACGGTTTCCTCGCCGTAAACAGCCGTTTCAATGCTTTCGGTGATGGTGTGGCGCAACTGGGCCGCTCGCTGGATGTTGATGCCAATACCAACGGTCAGGTGGTGATCCGTGATAGCGCCATCAACGAAGGTTTTAACACGGCTAAACCGTGGGCCGATGCGGTGATCTCTAATCGTCCGTTTGCGGGTAATACCGGCAGCGTAGATGATAACGACGAAATACAGCGCAATCTGAATGACACTAACTACAACCGCATGTGGGAATACAATAACCGCGGCGTGGGTAGTAAAGTGGTTGCAGAGGCGAAGAAGTAA